GCTCTGTTCGGTGCCGGTGTGACTACGGTCGACCTTGGTATCACAGCTAACCAGCCAACGTATGTTTCGGGTACCCACATTATCACACTGCCGTCTGTCACTGGCGTTCAGTGGAAGATCAATGGTGTCAACAAGACGGCTGGTGCTCAGCCAGCTCTTACTACTGGTCAGGTTGCCGAGGTTACGGCACACCCCTCCAGTGCTGCATATGTCTTGTCTGGCGACACCGACTGGGTCTTCAACTACTAAGAGATCTAAAACAGAAGGGACTAGAGGATGCTCACTATCACTCTATCAGCTACCGACGACTTCGATGCCGTCGAGCTCAATTTTGAGCATTCTCTGGTTTCTCTGTCAAAATGGGAGCAAAAGTACCAGAAACCGTTCTTCAGTAACAAAAACAAGACGGCTGAAGAAGCTGCAGCGTACATCAAATGTATGCTTTTAGATGAAAACATCCCCGACGATTTCCTCAATAGACTTTCTCGAGAGAACATTACCGAGATTACTGAGTACATTAACGACAAACAGTCGGCTACTTGGTTTAAGGAAAGCTCCAATCAGAAGAAAAGCAACGAAACAATTACTTCTGAGCTGATCTATTACTGGTTGGTCCAGTTCAATATTCCTTTTGAGGTTCAAACTTGGCATTTAAACCGCCTCATGACGTTAGTGAAAATTGCTGGAATCAAGCAAACTAAACCAAAGCCTATGAGTAAAGCGCAGCAAGCAGAAGAGTATAGACGTCTTAATGCTGAGCGTCGCGCTGCACTGGGCACCACTGGATAGAATGGAGTTACTGTGCCAACATACACTAAGGTTCACGCAGACTGGCAAGATTACCCGTCAACAACGACTCCGATTCTTGCAGCCGACCTGGAGCAGATGGAAGAGGGAATCTTCCAGGCTTCTCGCGCAGCCACCACCACCCAAGACGGTAATGTTGAGCTCGCTACCGGTGCAGAGATGACAGCTGGTACCGATACTGCTCGAGTACCATCGGTTAAGGTCGTTGCTGACTATGTGATTGCTGCTACTAGCGGTCTAGGCGGAAGCCTCGATGCAGATTTAGTCGCCATTGGCGCTCTTGCTCCAGCCAATGACGACATCATCCAGAGGAAGTCCGGTGTTTGGACTAACCGCACCCTGGCGCAATACAAGACAGACCTTGCGCTTAACAATGTGAGTAATACATCTGATGCCACTAAGTGGGCTGCTACGGCGACGCTTACTAACAAGGCTATTGATGGTGTTACTAACACCCTCACCAACATTCCGCAGACTGCTGTAGTTGGACTCGAAAGTGCGCTTGCCGATATTCCCGCTCCAGAAGGAATTATGCGGTACGTTAAGTGGACTGGTTCCGCTTACCCCAACCGTTCGACTTCAGGAACAACGGATCCAACTATTCCTGTATTTTGGTTTGAAGGAAATGGACCGGCTATTACTGGTAGTGGCGCAACTGGTGCAATCACTGGTGTTGATTACTGGGTGAGGACTACATGAGTAGAACTATTTATAGAGCAGGTACAACGACTTGGCAACACCCTACAGAGCCTGATATTATTCCTGGCAGCGTAATTCCAGATCCCCCTCCACCTGGCGACCCAGATGGGATGTGGTTTGGCACAACTTTGTTTGGTGCTGCCTACTCCAACTACAAAAAGCATCGTATCGGTAGCGTTCAGAACCGATACAACCAGTGTGAATACGACACCGTCTATGGTGGTAACCGGGGTAATGCCGTCGTTCGAATCTTCAACACAGGAGCAATTGGTACCTGGTCTAACATGATGTCTGAAGCTCGTGGCGGCCAAGCTATTTGTTTCTCATTCAAAGACGGCGGAGGGGTTAATAACTCCACGGAAACCGAGTTTAAGAACGCTTTTAAGGCTTGGATGGACGGTCGTCCTGGTGGTTCTTCAACGTATGTTTGGTTGTCTTTTCACCACGAATGGGACAACGAAAACGGAACAACTCTTACCAACGGCAATAACCGTACCGGAGAAATGCTTAACTGGTACAATCGTCATATTTGGCTTCGAGAGGTTCTTGAGGAAACTGCTTATAGAGCTAATGCAGCTAAGAATGGTGGTTGGCTTAAACTTGGTCCTATTGCTACCGGCGTGCCTTTCCAGAAAAGCACACTACCAACGGACCCTAAGGGTTATCGCACATACACCAACGGTATTCTAGATGTTAGTGGTCGAACTAATGCTACTGACATTTGGGATTTCTGGGGCACGGATAGATACAATCCCGCATGGGAAGGTAACACCCGTTACATGTCCTGGGCTAACTGGTCCGTTCGTATGGTTCAGCTCCATCAAGAATACAACATGCCTTTTGTTATTGGAGAAGCTGGATCTGCTCGAGCCACACAAACTCTTGGTCAAACTTTAGCTCAGAGAAACGCTGAAAGAGCTGCCTGGCTTAACACGCAGTGGGGCAACATCAAAGCAGCCGGTTGGTTCGATGCTTGTATGTACTGGCGAACTCCGGCTAACTCTAACGCAGTAAATGCTTGGTCGACTAACTTGGTTGTTCCAGGTACTGACTACGATGACTGGTTGACTTCGTCTGATTATGTATACACAGACCCTGATACTGGTACTCAGTATCCATGGAATGCGCCATCCGATGCTAAATCTAATGGTGGTTTTGAAGATCAACCAACATCAGACGTAATCAGTGAATACTGCGTTCGCTCTATTACGGAAGCTAATGCTCTTGGAATCGGCCCAACGCTTACTTACTACACCGGAAGTGGAGGTTATGGCTGATGGCTACCGAGTTTTCCATTTCCTTTGATGGCACTGGTACCGACGTTGGAGCCGCCCTTCTTGGTGTTGACAGTGAGTCTGGAGTTTGGGACTTTGATACCGGAGACAAAGTCGAAGGTACTTCATCAGCTAAGTCTCTGACCGCAGCTAGTAGCTCAGCAGTAGTTATTCAGCATGGCGCAGACGTTACAACTCGGTATTACGATATTTGTATGAAGTTTACCGTGTTGCCAAGTGCTGAAATCATGATCGCTCAACTTCGACAGACTGGTACGAACAAAGCTCAAGTTATGCTTGGGCCTACTGGGATTCTTAGAATTCGTAACAACTCTACCGAAGTTGACACTACAGCAGCTGGTGCAATTGTTGCTAACCAGTGGTTCAGATTCAAGTGGGGCATTACAGGAAGCACTCAAGAACTGCGTCTCTACACCGATCCAACGCCAGCTAACTTGTTTGGTGTCACTCAAACGCTAACGTTGAGTGGTGCTTATAGCGGTGGCGCATTCAACAACATGCGTTTTGGTGTTCTGACAAACGGTTCTACGACTATCAAACTGGATCGACTGATCACAGACACTTCGACCTGGCCTACGTCGGGCGGCGAAGGAAACGTTGCACCAACAGCTAACGCTGGGCCAGATCAAGACTCTGTGATTGGCGGAACGGTAGTAACTCTTAACGGTACTGGCTCCTCGGACCCAGACGGTACTATCGCTTCTTATTTGTGGACTCAGACAGCAGGACCAACGGTCACTTTGTCGTCCACAACTGCCGCATCGCCAACATTCACGGCTCCTGATACTGCTGGTTCGGCTACGTTCTCCTTGCGAGTTACTGACAACGATGGTGCGCAGTCTACAGCAAACACTGTAGTCATTACGTGGTCTGATGCACCAACCGGTGGACCAACTTCGGATTTCTTTGAGCTCCTTCAAGGTGCTGGCGTTGGTGTAACTCTGACTACACTTAACACCGATTTCGACTTGGTGGACAGTGGTTGGACGTTTGTTGCTCCTCCATCTGGTACAACTGGAATTGGAGCGGCGCAAGTAACCGGTAATGGTGCAGTTAAGATCGTAACGCACCAACTTGGAGCTGCAGCTTCTGATGGCTATCTTGACGGACTCTTTGTCATCTCAGACCTATCTCTTGGGCCGTTCTATATTCTGCGAGTTCTTTCTGGTTCTACTCTAATTGGCTCAGTCCGAGTTAACACTACTGGCGGGGTTCAATGTCGTAATGGAACCACTGCCGTTGGCACAGAGACATCAACCAAGGTTGTAGCAAACGAACCATTTAGGGTTGCTTGGAGACCGCTTGCCGGCGGAACTCAAGTTGCTCGTCTCTACACCGGAGGAAACCTGTTTGGCAACTCTGGTGCATCTACAACGTCGGGAACGCTTAGCGCGGGTACTTTTGACCGCGTTGGTTGGGGTGTTGGTGCGGTAGCAGTCGCTTCAGGAACGTTGAAGCTTGCAATTCCGCAGTACAATGCTGCAGATTGGCCAGAAGCATTTGGTGGATCTGTGGCTGCGGTTGCTTCTGGTTTCTACCGGATCGACGCAGGTCCAACCTATTCTCCGGCGGCGTTTGATCTTCTGTAAACGCTAACTAGTAAAAAGAAAAGGGGTCTAAATGCCATATCCAGGTAGTACTGTATACCCAGGCCCCTCCACCTCACCAGGAGGAACGTCTACTGGTGGATCTGGCGGAACTACCTACCCTGGTAGCACCCTTTATCCGGGTTCTACTACCTATCCAGGTAGCTCTCCAGGCGGTCCGGGAGATCCGGGCGGTCCTCCAGTCGATAATGAAGGTCGTCTGAAGTGGGGAATTCTTACTGAGCGCCAAATCGAAACAGGAATTGATCGAGGGGTGCTCTACAAAAACGATAACACAGCAACCCCTTGGAACGGTTTGACTGGAGTAGACGATGAGGGCGGCGAAGACTCTGTAGTATTTTACATCGATGGCCGACCGTTCTTAAACTTCCCTAAACCCAAGGAATACCAAGCCACACTCAGCGCTTTAACATACCCCGATGCATTTTCTGAGTTGATGGGCGAAGTCGAAGTAACCGATGGTATGTATCTTGATTCTCAGGTTGCGGATTCGTTTGGTTTGAGTTACCGAACCAAAATCATCGATCCGCTCCGGGGGGAAAGTGGAGATTACAAAATTCACTTGATTTACAACGCCACAGTTTCTCCCTCGGCAAAGTCATATGCTACAATTAGCGACTCTATCAGTCCTGTTGAATTTCAATGGGATCTCAAGGCAGTTCCTGTAAAGGTTGCAGGCTATCGACCTACAGCACATATTATCATCGATACCCGACACATGGATGCCACTAGAATTGATGAACTAGAAGACATGTTGTACGGGGACGGGTTTATTGCGCCTCACTTACCAGAGCCCCAGGTTATATTTGACCTGCTAACGTTTGGTGATTCTATCATTATTACTGATAATGGTGATGGTACTTGGACAGTAGAAGGTTCTTACGAGAACGTTTACATGATTGATAATGACATTTTCCAGATTGAGAACGTCAATGCGACATTAATCACCGACGGTGTTTACGAGGTCAGTTCAACGCCATAGAAAGGAGCAACGATGGCCACAATTCAAAGCATTACAGCCGCGAGGGCTCAAGAGATTGAAGATGCTTCCGTTGTTTCTGGAGTAGTTAACGGTAGTGGACACTTGATTCTTACTACTGCCGGTGGAACTACCATTGACGCCGGCGTTGTTGTCGATGAGTCTGGTGTCATTAGCCATGCTGCGCTAACTACTGGAATTCATGGCGTTGGTGCTGGAGCAATCGTTGGAACTGATCTTTCTCAAGCATTAAGTAACAAAACACTGGTAAACCCAACAATCGGTTCGTTTATCAATGCAGGTCATAACCACAGTGATGCAGCCAATGGCGGCGGAATTAGCGTGTTCTCTGGCGTTAAGGCAATTCGAACTGCTACGCAAACTATTGCGGATTCAGCTTCTGAAGTTGTTGGTTTCACGGGAACCAGCGAATACGACACAGATCTCTATAAGACTAGTAGTACGGTATATACAATTCCTGACACTGGTTATTATGAACTTTTGGCACAAATTCCTTGGGAAGCCAATTCTAATAACCGTCGCTCGGTTGATATTCGTCTAAACGATTCTTCCTCTAACGCGACTGCTGGGACTAGTATTGGCAAGTCAAACCCCAGTCCGGCACACAATGCTATCTTTTCTATGCAGGCTCATGCTAAGAAGTATTTAGTTGCAGGGGACTATCTTAAAGTTGTTGTTTGGCAGAACTCGGGCGGAGCCCTTGACATTATTGGCACTACTGGTGAAAACGCAACTTTCTTTGCCATTAACCGTATGTTCTAGCTATATTTAGGAGGATTCATGGCTAGCAGCATGTTTTCCTCTAGTGGTTCTACCATAAAGACCCAAGCATTCTTGAAGAAGATGCAAACAGGAGACATGTTTGTAGGTCTTGAATCTCTGGCTCAGCAAGGAGTGAATGCCCTTGCTGCTATGACCCCTGTTGACTCCGGTCTCACAGCTGCTTCTTGGAGCTATGCGATCGAGAAAAAGGGTAACGTTATAGAGATCTCGTGGTCGAACTATAATAGAGAAGACGGCGCATTAGTGGCTATTCTCCTTCAATACGGACATGGAACGGGTACGGGGGGTTATGTGTCTGGTTACGACTACATCAACCCAGCTATTCAACCTATATTTGACCAAATCGCTGAAGAGGTATGGAAGAGGGTGACTCTCGCATGAGCAGTGTTGATGATCGCATCGTCAATATGCAGTTCAATAACACTCAGTTCCAGACGGGAGCTGCTGACTCCACCAAGTCTCTTCAGACGCTCGAGCAGACTATTGCGGGTATGGGCAAGAGTGGAAACGGGCTTGACCAGATGGGTTCCAGTGTGGACGGAATCCGAGCCAAGTTCTCCGCCCTTCAGGTTGCCGGTGTTACTGCGTTAGCGACAATTGTCAACAAGGCAGTTACTGCCGGTCTTACTCTGATCAAGAGTTTGACTCTCGATCCACTGCTGCAGGGTTTCCAGGAGTACGAAACCAACCTTAACTCTATCCAGACCATTATGGCTAACACAGGTGCTGAAATCAAGGTTGTTAACAAGTATCTGGATGAGCTCAACGAGTACTCCGACCGCACCATCTACAACTTTAGTCAAATGGCCGAGAACATTGGTCGTTTTACCGCTGCTGGTGTCGAATTACGCGAAGCCACTGACGCCATCAAGGGTCTGGCCAATACTGCAGCGCTGTCTGGTTCAAATGTGCAGCAGTTGAACACGGCTATGTACCAGATGAGTCAGGCCTTGTCGACGGGTACCATTCGTCTGATGGACTGGAACTCTCTGGCTAACGCCGGTATGGGTGGCGAGAACATCCGTAACGCGCTCATGGCAACTAATCGTACTCTTGCTGACAACGGCGCTGCTATGGACGAGGCTATGGCTTCGGCCGGTAACTTCCGCGATTCATTGCAGTACGGTTGGTTGAGTGCCGAGACCTTCACCAAGACTATGCGCGTGATGGCTGGTACTACCAATGATGCAGGCGAAACGGTTGCGTTCACTACCGAGCAGCTTAAAAAGATGGGTTATTCTACCGACGCTGCCAAGGAACTCAATCGACTCTCGCAGGCAGCAATTGACTCAGCAACAAAGGTCAAGACTTTCAGTCAATTGATCCAGGTTGTCAAAGAGTCGATTGGTTCGGGTTGGGCACAGGTCTTTGAGAACTTGTTTGGTAACTTCAACCAAGCTAGTAAGCTCTGGACAGGTGTTAGCGAGACCATTACTGGTTTCGTCAAGAACATATTTGACAGCGTCAATGAAGTTCTTGTGAGCTGGCGAAAGCTGGGTGGTTATCAGGATCTCTGGGACGGTTTTGGCAATATTTTCCAGGCTTTGGGCAATCTCCTTCAGCCATTTGTAACTGCGTTCCAGTCTCTTACACCTACGGCAGATTCCGCCGGATCGACGATGTACAAAGTCACTAGTGCATTTGAGACGTTTACTGGATGGTTGGTAACGCTTACTGAGTCACTTGATATTCTCACACCAATCATCACAGCAGTATTTTCCGTCTTCAAGATGATTGGGTCTGTGGTCAGCCAGGTAGCTCAAGGCTTGGCTCCGGTGGTTGATCTGATCAAACAACTTGCTGGTGGAATGAGCGATCTAGCAGCTCAAGGCTCCGATATCGGTGGCAACATCGTGGCGGGACTGCTTGAGGGCCTAGATGTGTCATCCATCAAGACGGCAGTCGAGAACTTTGCGACCTCCATCGTGGATTGGATCAAGAACGCACTCGGGATTGCTTCTCCGGCCGCCGAGCTCGTGCCGGTGGGTACTGCTATTGTGCAGGGCGTGGCTCAGGGTATTGCTGAGGGCATCAAGATTATTGCAGGAGTTCTTGGTACTCTGATCGATGCCGTTTTGGACGTACTTCCAGGACTTGCTGTCAAGCTAGCAATGGTTGTGGTCGTGCTGGTGCAGTCCATCGCAAAGGTTCTGCCTCAATTGAAGGACGCAGTTGTCAGCATTATTGACACGCTTCTTGACACAATCAACGAGGCAATTCCGTTGCTAAGAGATGCTATTAACAACCTTCTTGGTGGTATTGAAAACATTCTGGTAACCAACATTCCACGAATTGCTAACGTAATTACAACGCTTTTGGTCACGGTTCTTGAAATGATTGGAACCATTGTTCCTAAGTTGATACTTGTTGGTTTGGAGATTGTGCTTGCCATTGCTCAAGGCTTAGCAGAGAATATTCCGTTGCTAGTCAGTTATGGTGTAAAGATTGTAAGTGCGTTGGCTACAGGTATTATCGATGCTCTAGGCGATGTTGTCTCTTCTATTACTGATAATTTCAGCATTGGTATCAGCGACGGCTTCGCCAACATTGACTGGGCAGTACTTCTCAATGCGGCTCTTACTGGTGGTCTGATTGCTGTTCTAATCAGACTATCTAAGTCCATTGCTGGCTTTGTGGATAATGTCACTGGTCCATTCTCACAATTAACCGATACTCTTTCACAAATGCAGAGGACGTTGAAAGCTCAGGCTCTGATGGCTATTGCCATTGCCGTTGGTGTGCTTACTGCATCACTAGTAGCGTTAAGTTTGCTCGATACTAAGAAGTTGGGTATTGGACTGGCTGCTATTGCTACTATGTTTGGTATGATGCTTGGTTCGCTTAAGATCCTCAACAAGATTGATCCTAAGAACCTTACCGAGATTAGTTTAGCATTTATTGCCATTAGTACATCTATGCTTATCCTGGCCACGGCAGTAACCATTCTGGGTAATCAGAACTGGCAAACCTTAGCTAAGGGCATTGGTGCTATGGCAATTTCTATTGGCATCATGGTAGTAGCACTTAAGAGGATGGTCGGACTTGGAGCAGGGCTTCCGGCAGCAGCTGGAGCACTTGTCTTGATGGGTGCAGCTCTGATACTTGTTGCTTCAGCAATTAGAATTCTTGGCGGCATGGATATTTGGGATCTAGCGCAAGGCGTCGCAACTATGGCAATCGCACTTGGTTTAATGGTCGGAGCTCTTATCTTGCTAAGCAAGTTTGCTGCTGGGTCTGTAGCCGGTGCGCAAGGAATGCTTCTTGTTGCTGGTGCACTATTTGTCATGGCACAAGCGGTTAGAGTTCTTGGCGAGATGGACATTGTGGATCTGGCTCAGGGTACTGCCGTTCTTGCAGGCGGTCTTGCTTTGATGACTAACGCGCTCATTGCTTTAGCTGCAACTGGTCCTACAAGCATGGTTGCTGCT